AGGTATATTTTAATGATAACAAAATTTAAATTATTTGAAAATATAGTGAATTACCACAACCACAAATTTAACACCAGATGTAATTGGTGTTATGGTATTTTTTCCGATAATAGTGGTGAATTTGAATATAATGATGAAGGGGATGAGGTGTGTCCAAAATGTGGTGAAGGAGGATATTTAATGGATATACACCTTGATGAAGTTGGTGATGATTTTGAAGATTATGTAGATAACAATTTACCAAAAAGTGATATAAGAATTGATGATTATGATGATATAATAGAATATTATAAAGATGCTTATCCTGAATATTTTGCATCACAAAAATATAACTTATGAAACATTTAAAAACATTTGAAAATAACAACACAAGATGGGAATTCTACGTTGAATTTCTGAAAGAAAAATTCGCAGAAGATAATATTTATTTATTTGAACATGAACTACTACGACACTAAAGATGTAGTAGTTTTCTTTGACGGGTCTATATAAACAAATTGGAAAATATAATCTTTAATACAAATCTTTAAATTCTCCAAATTTACTCATAAAACTTTCAGATGAAATAGGGTATTTTGTAGGTTCTCTTAGTTTTATTATTTTTGTTTCAAATGGATTAACTTCATTATTGGTAATTAAGTTATTCATTAATAATAGCGTTTGTGTTTTCAATCTATTTTTAATATAATCAACCACTTCATCTTCACTATTTAACATAAGATGTTGAAAGTACTCTTGCATTGAATTTACTGTTAAAAAATTCTGTTTAACGTCATCATAAAAATATACTCTATTATAGGCATCTTTTTTCATAGGTATAAACTTATCATCTTGAATTTCTAAACCTATTAAATGTTCAAGAAGAATTTTATTTTTATCATATGCAACTTTATCTGTAGAACCAATAAATTTTAATCTATCCTCTACAAAATATATTTTACTTATTTCAAATCCATATTCCTCAATTTTAACACGCAACTTATTTAATAACCCAGCATGTTTACTTCTATCTGTTCTTGCTGTCAATAATCCCAATTCAACATCCGTACCTATTAAATGTTTTATATTATCTAATAGAAATGTAACTTCTTTTTTATTTAAAATATCTTCATCAAAATATTCCGCATATGATATACCAACATCACGCAATTTAACACCTTTTTTACGTCTCTGTAATCTTTCCACAAAATCATTAGACACATGATATTTTTCATTATTAAATTCAATAATATTACCATCAGGAATATAAACACCGTTCTTAATTAACGTAAATTCTAAATTACCAATTTTCATCAGCGGCTTAGAAGGTTTATCTTTAAGTATAACCCACGCATTAGATTTGACGTACCAAAGTGTATTATCTAAATCAAAAAATGCTATCTCTTTTAAACTGTTCATATTATTCTAAGTATTTTAATACATCAAATTGATGATATTCAAGTAATTTTTTAGCATCCTGTTTTGTAAAAAATCCAGCTTCTCTTGTTTCACCTTTTAAATTATGTCCCAAAATCATATCATTAAATAGTCGTATATTTAAATCCTTCTTCTTCACTTTCACAATATAATAAGTCATTTTTTTCTTTATCCCATTCTTTTTATAAATCAACTTATCAGTAGGTGATGATTTTAAAACTTCAGGTGACAATTTCACTCTTGATTCTTCTGACAATTCATCTAAAGCTGTTTGCAAAACATCATTATTTTCAACATGACCCTTTGGAATTGACCATTTTTTTACCTTTTGTTTGAATTTTTTAGGTTTAACAAGAAGAATCTTGTTCTTGTATATAACAACAACACCTGCTAATTCATCCCTCTTCTTTTCCTTTAAATATACTTTATATTCTAATAACATAAAAATTTTAATTTTGTAACATCCAATTCTTCAAATCATTAACATCTTCTTGTGACATCGTTTCTTCCATATAACCAATAACTTCTTTCATTCTACCTTGTTCTCTAAACGTTGCCAACATATCACCTAATTGATCATAATTACCATTATAATATGTTTCAACAAAATATTCAGGACTTTCAAGATATTCATCTTCAGTTCCGCCATTATCCATATAGGCATCAATATTTTCAAATGTTTTTACATGTTTCATTTTATATCTATTATTTTTTATTTTGTTATTTTAACATCAGCATATAACTTATTAATATACTTTGTTTGTAATTCTGGTGTTTCCGCATTAATTATTTCAGATATTCTATCTCTAAATTTGGTGCGTGTCATAATTGTTTTTACTTTATTATCAAAATCCACTGCTGGTTTATTATTTCTATTTTCAGTAGTTATCTCCGTTTCAGGATTCACAATTTGAACAGGAATATTTTTAACACCACCAAAATCAATAAAAGCAATTTTATCACCATCATTATATTCAATCTTATCCACCACGTCACCAATTTCTGGTATTTTATCAGAAGTTAAAGTAAAAGTCTCACTAACAAACTGATTAAATTTTTTAAATTTTTTCATAGTTGTGCGTTATTTTTTATTATATATTAATCTTTTAATATTAAAAATGTTACAATAACAAAAAAGCCCCTTTCGGGACTTTTATTTATATTTATTCATCATTGAATTTACATTCGGCATCTTTCGAGAATAATCTGGAATATTTGGTTGATTCTTCTGTTGTTCTCTTTGAGCCTTTTCTTCTTTCTCCATTTTATCATTCAATCGCTTGATATATTCTTCAAACTCCCACCATTTCCACGTATCTACAACAGTAGTTGGCATACTTAAATGATCCATAAAAGCAAACTTATTATCCAATAAGCTGCTCAAAGGCATCTGAAATAACGAAAAGACTTGATGCTCCTTCGGGAAAGCTCATATCTGTGCGGACCTCCTGACCACACACTGGGCAATCCATTTTAAGTTCTTTAATACCAAACATCATTTGGTTAATAACTTGATTTAAAATTTGAAAATTAGTCATATCCATACTTCTAAATTCTTGCTCTTTTGCTTTAATACCTTCTGTTGTAATATCTATTCTATCGTGCAATTGAAATGGTATAACCTTCAAAAATGCAACATTAGGCTCTTTTTCCATTTGAACTTTCATCTTAATGTCACCAAATAATACCTCTTGTAATCCAATTGTAGGTGGCGCTAATTCATAAGGTATCGCATTACCATCTCTATCTTTTAATGGAATTCTATATACTCTATCAAATTCGTCAAAGAATTTTGATAATTTTTCAGGCATAACATTATTTACAAATGTTTTATGCTTTTTATCTGAATGTGTTGCTCTAAATTCAATGCTAAACTCATGATGACAATGTGAACATGTGACTTCCTTAGAAAGATTTCTTCCACCTGGAAATGTTAATTCACGAATCATAAAAATTAAATATAGCCTATCAGCATCTTTCACATTTTTATATGAACCTTGTGTACCATCAGGTTGAATAAATTTAACACAAGATTTTAAAATGCCATTCATCTTATCTGTTATATCAATATAATTCTTGTCATCAACAACTGAATAATCCTGCACTTCTTGAACTTTTGCACCTCTAATACTAATTTTTGTTCCTTGTTTATAAAAAACACCACAAGGTAATAAATCTAAAGGTATAACCATAAATTCATTATTAGGTTTACCCATATCGCCAAAATTTGTTTTCGTTGGAGGATCTATCGGTGGTTGGTCCATGCTACCAATAAATTTCTTCTCCAAGAAATTTCTTGCTTGTTCCTCTTTATTCTTATCTGACATGTTTACTTCTTATTTTTCATTTATATATAAATTACAATCAGTTCCCCCTAAAAAAATATAAACTTATAGTCACAAATAAACTATATTTGTGTGACTAAAAACTATAAAAATGGGATATACAACAGATTTTGATGGCAACTTTACACTCTCACGGACATTAACTGAGGAAGAAAAAACCTATCTCGATAACTTCTCACGAACAAGAAGAATGAAAAGAGATGTTACAACATTACAAGAACACTACCAAGGTAAACATAGCTTAAATGGTGACTACGGTAATGAAGGTGAATACTTTGTAGATGATGAACGAATTGGTGTAATATGCCCAAATACTCCACCTGGGCAAGTACCATATAACGACAAAACATTTGATGATAGATGGGAAGAAAATTCTAGAAGAATTAAAAAAGAAATATGCCAACCTGGATTGTGGTGCCAATGGATTATATCAGATGATGGTACAAAATTAGAATGGGATGGTAATGAAAAATTTTACTATTACACCGAATGGTTAAAATACCTAATAAAACATTTCTTTTCTGTTTGGAATATCCAATTAAATGGTGAAATATTATACCAAGGGGAGAAAGAAAATGATAATGGCAATATACTTGTAATCAATAATAAAGTGTATGTGAACACAACAATTAAAGAAATAAGAAAAATAAAATTAGAAAAACTATAAATTATTCTACATTATACTTAACCACCATATAAAACTTTTATATTTTTTTAAACTATATTGATTATAATCAATAGTGAGTAGCCACATTAGATAAGTGATCATAATCGTGTGGAATGCAAACGCTGATGAACCTGTGATGGGTTCCTTAATTTCTACGAAATCTAGCAAAGGTTTTGGATGAAAGCGCTGAAAAGGGTATGAAGATCGAGAACAGTATGGGTGTCTCGACACTATTGAAAATAAAAAAAGACACAATTTCTTGTGTCTTTTTTTATGCTAATTAAGTTCAGGTTCTTCACCCCAAACAATAACATCTACTTTGTTTGAAATACTCATAAGTTTAGGTAAATCAACCTTATCAACAAACCATCTTTCAATTTTCATATCTGGATTTCTACGAGCATTGTGCTTCTCTGGAAGTTTACTGATTTCTTCAGCAGTGAAAGGAATCAAAACTCGTTTACGTTGAACATAAGTGCCACGTTTGAAAAATGATGGGTAATCATTCCAGTTTACACCTTTTTCAAAAAGCATATCCTGTTTTTCATTACCAGTCTTATTCATCAATTTACCGTGTGAATAGTAAGAAGATGCCGCCATACTGATTGAGTTTTTAGTTGCATCCATTTCTCTCCAAAGGAAAGAGTTGACTGCTTCATCAACATTAGGTACACTATAAACCCTACAATCAAATCTTGGCATTTTGTTAGATTTTTCAGGAAGGTATTCAGCTAACACACTGTTAAAAAATACAGATGCCATTGCTGAAAGATCACTAACCATTTTGAAAAATCTACCATCAAAGTAAATGGAAGAATTAGTTTTTTCAGTATACCACATTAAAGTGATTTCATCAGATTGAGTGTAACCACAGTTTGCATTAGTTTCTCTAACCAAATATTTAGTGGTTTCAATCATAAGATTGGATAACCTTTCATCATAAGGTCGTTTCAAACCTTTAGTGGATTTGGAAAATCCTTTACCGTCAAGACGAGCAATTACAGGAATTCGTGGAAGAAGCCTGATTCCACAAGTTTGGTTTTCATACAGCTTCATTCTGTCTCCGAAGAGATCTTTTTCTTTTTTCATAACTACATTTTTCTTTTTTTCAAATTTCTTTGAAATTTTTTTATCCTACCTTTTGACAAAGAAAAATGATAGTTTATATTTATTTAATTATCTGCAAATATATAAAAAGTTTTTAAATAAAAAAATAAATTATTGCCGATAGCGGCTGTAAATTATTTAATATATAAAAATAAAAATTATTATGTTAAACAAATTATTTGAAATAAATGACAATTATATATATGTAGATGAAAATAGTAATGATATTGTGACACCTAATAATACAATTAATAGTGCAAATTATCTTGAATCACACAATTATAAATGTATTCTATATTTAAAAAATAAACTTTTTGATTTTAATGAAGGTACTGTCGTTATTGCAGAAGATGTAAATGGTAGCTTGTTATATTATGACGAATTTGAAGATATAATTAAACCAGAATTTAGAAATAAATAATTTTAAACACAATCCAATTTGTTAGACTTACTCAAATTGTCAAACGCCCATAACGGCTGCAAATTATCCAAAGCACATACCTCATTGATAGGTGAATCAGAATCAAATTTTGTAACTGGAATAATATGATCTATGTGCCAATCACCATGATTCTCCCAACTCATACCAGGTTGAAATTGAGATTGTATATGCTCTTTTAACTCGTCTGCACTGTAACCTAAAAGAGTAATGGTTTTGTCAGATTTAGAAGTGTTCATTCTTTTTAGGGTACTGTGAAGAACTGAACGCCATGCTATGATGTGGGGGTTATCATTTCTATATTTATAATACTTTTCTCGATTTTCAACTTTATATTTCTTAATATATTCCTTATTCCTTTTTCTGTTTTTAGGTTTAGATCTATATTCTGCTTTTTGTTCTAATATAAATTCTTTATTTTCTTGGTAATATTCTTTCTTTCTTTCTAAAATTTTAGGTTTTTCTTCAGAATATCGTTGTTTATCGTATTCTGCCCTTTTTTCTTTAAAATCGGGTGCTTCTTTATATTTCTTTTGTATATCTTTCACACACTCTTTACATTCATTTCTGTAACCATCTTTACTCGTTTTCTTTTTGTGAAACTCGGTTACTTCTTTAATATCTTCACAAATTCTACATTTTTTGTATAGCATAATAAAAGCCTTGATTTTTATTTATATATTAAAAAATCAAGGCTTCCTCTCAATAATTTTTGATTTATTTTCAGTTTTTATATAACTTACTGAAAATGAGATAATTATTAGTAATAAAAATCTTCCCAATAATCTACTGCCCAATGTCCACTAAAGTCCATAACTGATGTATTTTGTTCCCAAGAAAGTGTTTCCATTCCATCAAATTTACTAAATTGGCAATTGTGGTATGTTACTCTTCTAATAACTTTACCTTCTCTATCATGTTGATGGATAATAATATCGCCCACCATATTTTTCTTATAATGTAGAGTACCAGTTTCATTATTCCAAGCTAAGTCATACCAATCTTTTAAAATTTTAAACACAAATATTTGATAATCGTCATTTTGATTAAGGTTAAATTTAATTGTCATATCTTCAATAGATGTATCTGCTGGAGTAGAAAGAAACAATCTTGTTGAATATTTAAATCTTTGTGTTATACGGCTTAAGTCCTTATAAGCTGGCATTTGTGCCTCAGTAGTATTTTCCAAAAGTAAATGTGTTGCATTTGGATGAATACTTTGAAGTATTTGAGGTAATATAATTGTCACCTCATAAAGATTAGGGTGAATTGGTTCCCATTTTTCTTTATGGGAGTCTATCATTGTAAAGTGTGCTAGTGGCATATTTTTAAATTATTTTTTCTATATTCTTTCTCTATATATTAAATTTTCGCTTTTTCCTCGGAAAATAATTTTTAAGGTTTAAAACCACCTGTATGTTCTCCAAAACTTGCTATTTTCTTACTTTTAGATTTTTTTTCAGTTTTAGTTTCTTTCTCATTCTTAGGGTTTTTCTCATCCTTAGGTTTTTTCTCATACTTAGGTTTTATATCTTTTTCAACTTCTTTTGTATCGGTTGTTTCTTCTTCTTTTGGTTCTACATCTTTCTTTTTAGATGCTACCATTTCAGCAAATTTCTTCCTAGCTGCTAATTGTGCTGGTGATGCTTTCTTCTTTTCATTTAAAAAATTATCAAATTTTGTAAATCTTTTCATAATCAATTGTTATTTTTTATTAAAGAATTCATCAAAGTCTGATAAATCTTCATTCTTTTTTTCACAAGTACATTCTCCATCCTCACAGCCACATTCTTCACAATTGCAATCACTTTCACAATTACATTTTTGATCTTGTGCTTCATTTATAAATTCCAAAAAATCTTTCATATCTTTTTTAATTTTTTTTAAAGTAAATGAGGGGAACTAAGTCCCCTCATCATTTTTCAGTTTTTATTGAGGTGAAAATCCACCTGATTGGATATCTCCTTTTTTAAGTATGGTAATGTTATTAACAATGATACCCATACCTTTTATGATTTCAACGTATGTATCAAGTACACCCATTTGAAGGTCTATTATATAATCTGTATTATTTGTTTCATCACAAATATTTTTGAAATCGTAGAAAGCGTCAGCATCTAACATCTCTTTACAGATTTTATCTGCTCTATATTTGATTTCTGCTCTGATTTCTGGTGTATTAAACGCCCATTGATATCTAAGCAACATATCATATAATCTGTTCTCTAATTCAATAAGAACTTCTCTTGAATGTAAAAATGATAATGAACTGAATGGGAACACCTGTGCGGTTGATTCGTCATTGATACAGTAACCATTGTTAAGTTTATAAACAATTGGGTTTGCGCCCATTTGATGTAAATTCTCAAGGTCAGTACCATTGAAATCCATTTCAGTTTTTGTTATACCATTAATTCTACCATTAGTGATACCTGCACAAATTGTCCAAGGCACGAATCCTGCAACATTTGATACAAATTTTTGCATGTATGTTGTTGCTGCATATGATGCTGGTGGGAACCATTTTGGTATACCATTATCATAAATTCTCACATATGGGAAGAAATAACCTGCGGTTGATCTTCCATCAACGCTTCCGTTACGGGTTGCAAATTGATATAAGTAATCTGGATTTTTAGATTCATCTGCACCTTTTCTAATATATTCCATATTAAGTGAACCATCATCATTTGTAAATGATGGGTTAGATGAATTTCTAAAATCTTTTGCTGAAGGCATATTAAGGAAACCAAGAGCGTTAAGTTTCAA